AACAGGGTTGTCGTTTAGGACTGACGGCACAAAAATGTACATCGCTGGCGACACAGGCAACGACATCAACGAGTACACCCTCAGCACTGCGTGGGATATTTCCACTGCGTCGTATGCGCAGGCATACGTAATTAACGCGCAGGAATCCAGCATGTCTGGGATCTACTTCCGCGCGGACGGCCTTAAAATCTACATGACAGGAGTCGCGAGCGACAACGTAAACGAATATACGCTGTCGTCCGCGTGGGACATTTCGACCGCCACGTTTGTGCAAGCGCTTAGCGTGGCTTCGCAGGAGACGCAGCCGCAGGGTGTGTTTTTCAAGCCCGATGGCAGGCGGATGTACATCGTTGGGAATATTGGCGACGACGTGACGGAGTATGACCTGTCGACAGCGTGGGACATTTCTACTGCGGTCTACAACACTGAGCGGAGCGTCCAGGCTCAAGACAACGATCCACGCTGTGTTTATTTCCGGCCGGATGGGATGGCGATGTACATTGTCGGCACACAAAACGATCAGGTTCATCAATACACTCTCCAGTAGGGACCAGCCATGCCCGTACCCACGCTTCTCGCAGCGTCCCCCACGTCGATCAACGCCACCTACGACAAAATCTGGGTAGAGGAGATTGTGATCTCAGCCCCGACGCTGGGTGGGGACGCGACGGCCCGCGTGCGGCTGCGGAAGTTTCGCAGCACTGAGGACGGTGGCGAGTTCGCCCCGGACGCTGGCGAGTGGCTCACCGTCGATTCCCTGCTCGCCGGTGCCGAGAGCGATCCTGACCTTGCGGCGGTGGTCGGCTCGCTGATGGCGTATGTGGCGAAGGTCGGCGTTCAGCAAGGCGTGATCGCGCCGCCTGCCGAGTGACTCTACACCAGCAACCTACGGCACTTTCCACTTTCCGGAATGTGGAATGTCGGTGGCTCGCGATGGTGATCGGGCGTACAATACGCTCCGACGCTACAGGCGGAAGGTTGAGACATGGATTTCACCACGCTGATGCTTATTGCCGTCAGCGTGCATCTGGGCTGGGTGTTGCGAGGCTGGCTGCATTTGCGCTAGTGAAGGCGAGTAACGCCCGCCCCCGATCGTATGAGAAAAGCATCACAAATGATCGTTTTCCCCATATGATCGGACTGCACACTAAGTGACGAAAAGTGACAACTTATGGCAACCGCAATCCTCCGCTTCGACCTCTCCGACGCCGACGATGAGCGCGAGCACCGCTACGCCCTCGCTGGCCGTGAGGCTCTCATCGCTCTGGAGGGAATCCGCGAGGCGATACGACAGAGGCTCAAATACGGCGAACTCTCGGACGAGACGCGGCGGGAGTTGGAGGCGATCCGCGATCAGTTGCCGCATGAGTTGATTGAGTTGCTCGTCTGACGGGTATACCAGTTTGGGTATATTGCGTGTCGGGCAATAATCCAGAAATACCGTATCGACGGAGAGTAGGGAATGACCCTACACACCTTAGAGAGCGTCGCGCCTGCCGCCATACCCCGTTGGGAAAATTGACGCGCCGCCTACGTTGGCGGCATGTCATGGACGATCCACCACGGCGACTGCCGCGAAGTCATGGCGACACTCGACGCAGAGAGCGTTGACGCCATCGTGAGCGATCCGCCCTACGGACTTTCGTTCATGGGCAAGGGCTGGGATCACGGCGTGCCGGGCGTGGAGTTCTGGACCGAAGCCCTCCGCGTGGCGAAGCCAGGAGCCCACCTGCTTGCGTTCGGCGGGACTCGCACCTATCACCGGCTCGCCTGTGCCATTGAGGACGCGGGCTGGGAGATTCGGGACTGCGTGATGTGGGTCTACGGCTCAGGCTTCCCGAAGTCGCACGACGTGAGCAAGGCGATTGACAAGGCGGCAGGGGCTGAGCGGGAGAAGCGGTGGAAGCCTGTGACGCCTGGAAGTAGCGTCGGCACACTTGAGCCTCGACCTTGGCTAGATGAGGCAAGAAGGAACGGCGGCTGTTTCGTCGATGGTGACGCCCCCGCCACCAACGCCGCCCGCCAGTGGTCCGGCTGGGGCACGGCCCTCAAGCCGGCATACGAGCCAGTGATCGTGGCCCGTAAGCCGCTCGTCGGCACCGTCGCCGAGAACGTGCTGACGCATGGCACGGGGGCGATCAACGTCGATGGGTGTAGGGTGGGTGCGAATGGCGGAACTCGACGTGACGGCAAGGGGAGCGAACCAAACGATTCCGGCTGGGAGAACATGCGAGGGCATGGCGTTGCCACAATCAACGCAGGCCGCTGGCCCGCGAACCTCATCCACGACGGCAGCGAGGAGGTGGTGGGGCTGTTTCCGGTGACAGGGCCAGCAAAGGCTGGCAGGCGTAACCCGAATGGAAAGAAAAACACCAACGCCTTTGGCGACTACGGGGCGCTGCCGGATGCTGTTGGCGGATACGACGACAACGGGGGCTCTGCCGCCCGCTTCTTCTACTGCGCCAAGGCGAGCAAGGCGGATCGGGATGAAGGGTGCGAGGGGCTGCCCACGATTCGCGTGAAGATGAACAACGGCAACGACGCGGCGGGCGACCCAGTTTCCGACCGCTTCACCAAGATGGCTCGCAACCACCACCCCACCGTCAAGCCCACCGACCTCATGCGTTACCTCTGCCGCCTCGTCACGCCACCCGGCGGCGTGGTGCTCGACCCGTTCACGGGAAGCGGTTCAACGGGCAAGGCCGCGACCCTCGAGGGCTTCCGGTTCATCGGCATCGAACGCGAGGCGGAATACGTTGAGATCGCCAAGGCGAGGATCGCGGCGGTTGATGCTGGGGCTGGGCCGCTGTTCGCATGAAGTGCGCTATCGCACCAGAGTACCGCCGAATGACGCCCCGGCTGATTGATGTTTGTTGATGCTGGTTGAAGTTTGTTGGCACGCTTGCAACGCCCATTCGGGCCGCTATGGTTGGGCCAGCCAAAGGAGGACGACATGGCAAAGGATGAGCGATTTTCATTGACCGAATTGGACCGTATCAGGCTTTGCGTCATGCACACGCGGGCCTACGTCAAGGATGACAAGAAGCTGGACATGATGCTGGACAGGCTTCAGGCAAAGGTGGAGCGGTGCATCATTGGGCGGGGCCGCAAGTTGCAGGAAGTGTGAACGACCCTACTGCCGTCAGGTAACGCCGAAACTGCCAGTAGCCCGCCCCTACCGTTTACCGTAGGGAAATGATCCGACCGGGCGAACTCCGCGAGCGTGTGACGGTGCAGGTCGCCAGCGGCACGACCAATGCCCTCGGCGAGACCGTGCTGGCGTGGAGCGATTCGTCAGCCGTGTGGGCCAGCGTCGAAGGCGTATCGGCTCGCGAGGCGTTGCTCGCGGGGCAGCAAGAAACGACGATCTCGCATCGGGTGCGGCTGCGTTACCTGCCGGGGCTGAACCAGCAGATGCGGCTCTCCTGGCGAGGCCGGACGCTCGACATCGTCAGCCTGCTAGAGCACAACAACCGCTCCGAGCACGAAGCCGTCTGCCAAGAACAGGTGACGTGATGTCGTTCGTGGAAGGCGACACGATCATCAAGCTGGCACTCGGTCGAGGAAAGACCGCCAAGGGGCGATTCTCGCTGGTGCCGCTCCAAGACGTTGTCGAGCAGCTGCGTGACATCGACAAGGACATCAGCCTCAAGTATCAGTCGAAAGCTCTTAAGAAAGCGGCGAAGCCTGGGCTCGATGCCCTGCGGCAGCAGGTGGCAAAGCTCGGAAGCGTCACCGGAAATTTGGCCGCTAGCATCGCAAGGCGTGACCGTAAATACACGAACAACCGCCGGGCGATTCCTGTTGCTGTCGAGGTGATCGGCTTTCGCAGGCCGACCGGCGTAGGCAGCCAACGGACGGCGAAGCCCGCGTTTGCTGGTGGATCTGTGCTCAAGGGGCCGAATCGCGCCTATCACTCGCACCTGGTCGAGTTTGGCACCACTGGCAGGCGGACGCCGGGCAAGAGCCGAGCGGTGAAGCGTCGGCGTGTCATCCTCGATGGCCGGATCGTGACGCGGCGGGATCGGATCAAAGAACGACCGGAAGGCAACCCGCGTGGCATCCTATCAAGCCTCAAGACTCGTGGCCCGTTCTTTGCTGGTGGTCGCGGATTGTACCCGTTTGACTTCATTGCGACCGGCAGCGTGGCCCCGATGCCAGCGCTGCGTCCGCTGCAAAAGGCTTTCACGCAGTCCCGGTCCACGATGCAGTCCATCCTTGACCGCGAGATGCGGAAAGCCTTGACGCTGGCGATCCGCGAGGTGCAGAAGCGCCGCAGCGACGAGTTCCCCTATTCCTGAGGTTTGCATGAAATCTCCAGAAGCCGTCCTGCGAAATGCCCTGGTAACGACCACGGCGGTTTCGTCGATCATTTCATCTCGCGTCTACCCTGTGCTCGCCCCGGCGTCGGCTGCGATGCCGTTTGTGACCTATCGCCGGGCGGGCATCCGGCGGCAGCAAACCCTGACCGGCCCGATGGGCGTGCCGCAGGTGACAGTGGAACTCGATGTGTACGCTACGACCTACGAGGGTGCCAGAGACCTGGCGGACAGGTGCCGCGTGGTTCTGGATGGGTACGGCGGCACCTTCGACAATACAGAGGTGAAGCAGGTCTCGCTCGAAAATGAGCAAGATGACTTCGTGACGCTGGCGGGAGCCGACATGCCACCCGTGTACAGCGTGAAACAGACCTACGACGTATGGTGGCAGGAGACATAACGCATGGCTGCAACGCCGCATGATTCGACCGGGACAACGATCACGTTTGCAAGCGTGAACTACACGGTTACGAATCTCGTCTACAACCTGACCGATGTGAATGCCGCTGACACAATCGACGTGTCGCACCTCGGACAGTCGGCTGGCTCGGCTGTGCTGACGCAAGATCGCCCGCTGGCTGGCTCCGCGACCGACACGGGCCGCGAAGTGCAGATCGACTACATCGGCAGTTCTGTCATCGCGGACGGTGCGACCGGCACGCTGGTCATTGCTGGCGGTCTCACGCTCTCCAAGGCGGCGACGGTCTCTAGCTCTAGCGTGACGCTGGCGGTGAACGATGTGATCCGGGGCTCGGCGACGTTCCGCGTGGCCCGATAACCACGGGAGGCTCCCGTGGCCGTCTATAGCCAAGGCTGCACCGTCAGTTTTACCGGGGCGACATTCGCGGAAGTCACGAATGTCTCGCTCCAGCGTGGGACGGGCTTGGCTCAGGGCCGCGACTCCAACGCCTTTGCGTATGCCCAGAGCTACGGCAGCGTCACCGTGGAAGCCCTCGGTGGCTCGTATGTCTACGGAGCATACGGCACGCTGTCGATCTCGGGCGGCGGCATTTCCTTGACCGAAAAGGCAGTATGCACGGGAGTATCTGCCGTGGCGCAGGTCAACGACGTGACGCGGTACAGCGTCACCTTTGAACTTATTGTCTGAGGGATCAATGGCACTGACTCGGGAACAGATCGAGAACTCGCAATCCGCCAAGATCATCAAGGTGGATGCCTTCGGCGGAGAGTGCTGCCTTCGGCTAATGACAGTGGGCGACCGGGATTCCTACGAGGTTTTGCTGATCGAAAACGGCGGGCAGGTCATCCCAGATTTTCGCAGCGAACTCGTGGCTCGCACGCTCTGCGACGAGAGGGGCGAACTGCTCTATCCGGGTAAGGAAGGCGTCGAGGCTCTGCGGAAGCTGCCTGCCGACGAGATTCACCGGCTGTGGATGGCGGCGATGAAACACAATGCAATGACAGAGGAGGAGATTCGGAATCTAGCGGGGGAATAAACGCCCGTCCGACGCTGCAATTCAAAATGCGTCTGGCGGGCCACCTCGGGAAAACGCTGTCGGAAATCGACCAGATGGACTCGCGCGAGTTCAGCCAGTGGATAGCGTTCTCCAGGTGGTTCTCTCCGCTCGATGACAGCTGGTCGCAGACGGGTTTGCTCGCCAGCTGCGTGCTGGCTCCGCACTCCAAGCGACCACCGGAAACAGCGGCATTCATTCCAGTGGACGGCAACGCGCCGCAGCATTGGACGCAGATACGAGAGACGCTACGCAAGATGAAGGCAGACCTCGATGGCTAAGATCGGTCTTGGTTTTCAACTCACCGCCAGTGCAACGCAGATGTCTCGCGGCATCAATGCGGGCGTGGTCGAGTTGCAAAAACTGGGCTACGCCGCCAAGCGGACAGCCGCCGATGTTTCGACGCTGAAGAACATCGAACTGACCCGGCTGTTTATCGGCTCGATCCGTGCCGTGACAAGTGCGATCGGGCAGGCGAACTCGCTGCTGACCGGGTTTGTGAATGAGTCGGTGTCGATCGGCGAAGAGGCGAGCAAGGCGAACGTGCTGTTTGGTGATGCTGCACTGGCGATCCAAGAGTTCGCAACATCATCTTCGGACATCGGGCTTTCAAGCCGGGCGGCTTTGCAGGCGTCGGCTTCGTTCGGCAACCTGTTCACTGCGATCGGTCTGGGCCAGGAGCAAGCCGCCGACTATTCGGTCACGCTGACTAGGCTCGCCGCAGACCTGGCGTCGTTCAACAACACAACGACCGAAGAGGCCGTGGTAGCCCTTGGGGCTGCCCTGCGTGGCGAGTCTGAGCCGATTAGGCGATACGGCGTTTTGCTGTCTGATGCAACCCTTAGGCAGACTGCCCTTGCAAACGGCTTCCGAGTCACCGCCGGCGCTCTTGATCCTGCCGTTCGAGCACAGGCGGCATTCCTGGCGATCTTGCAACAAACGTCGAGCGCTCAAGGCGACTTCACGAGAACCTCGGAATCGCTTGCCAACCAACAGCGAATCCTTGCGGCTGAGTGGGACAACGTCAGGGCCGCCATCGGTGAAGGCTTGCAGCCAGCATATCGCTCAATCGTGCAAGCCCTGCGCGACTCTCTTCCAGCAATCGAGCAGGCAGGCAGGCAGATTGCCGTGTTCATCAAGCAGATTGATTTTGGTGCTGTAGTTGGCGGCGCTGTCGATGCTGTGCGATCTCTGGCAAACGTTTTCGGCGTGGTGATCCAAGTTGCCACGCCGTTGGCTGGAAATCTCTTGCCAGCGATCGGCGGTTACCTCGCATTTATCAACCGGCAGGCGATCGCATCTGGCATCGTGGGTCTGGCAAATACGTTTTCCAAGGCTGCAACGGCGTTGACGTTTTACGGCTCTGCGGCCCGCGCTGCTGCGGCTGGCAGTGCGATCCTGGCTGCGTCTATTCGTTCGCTTCTGATTTCAACAGGCATCGGCGCGGTGGCTGTTGTCATCGGACTTGCTGCCGGTGCCTTGCTTGATTGGGCACTCGCCGGGCGTGCGGCTGGTTCCGACGTTGTCGCTGCCGTTGACGATGGCACCGAGGCAGCGCGGCAGTTTCAACGCCAGATGCAGCAGGCGACGGCAGCCGCCACCGACTTCGGCGACAAGGTCACTGCCGTTCTCAAGGTGCCGGGCGAGATCACGATCAACGAGTTCGCCCAGGGCTCGCTTAACGAAGCCCGCTCGTCAATCGTCGCTCTCGCCAAGGAACTTGGCGGGCTCGATCAGGTGCCGCAGCAGGTGCTTGACTCGTTCCGCGAAATCTCGCAGTTCGCTGGCCAGATCACAAATAAATCAAACGCTCAGTCGCAGGCTCTCGGGATTGTCAAGGCTGAGTCGGATGCACTGCTGGAAAGCGTGCGGGCGATCACTGAGGCCCGCAAAGCAGAAGCCGAAGCCACCAAGGCGGCAGCCGATGCCGCCCGTCGTGCTGCCGAGCAGGCAAGCCAGGACGCCCAGCGGCGCGTGCAGTCGCTCGCTGAGTCCGGGTTGACCACGTCGGAGCAGTCTCGGATCACGCTTGCTCAAGACTTGCTCGCGGTGCAACGGACGATTGCCGATGCCGAGTCGGCTCTTGCTGCTGCCCGTCAGGCAGGTGACGCATCAGCGATCCGGCAGGCTCAGGAGCGGCTGCGGCTCACACAGCAGACCGCAGGCGCGGCTCGCCAGCAGGCGATCGACCAAGACCGGCAGCGGCGGCTGGCGGCTCTCGGAATTGACGAGGCGCTGCTGCGGCCGGCACAGACGCTTGAGGATCAACTGCGGAACGTCGCTCGTGCGTTCCGGCAGGACTTGCTCGGTCCTGAGCAGGCTCGTGCGGCGGTGCAAAACCTTGCCGCAGACGGCGTCCGCATTCGTCAGGAGTTGGCTGCGGAGTTAGCTCGCCCGTCGCAGCAGGCTCTCCAGGCGGCGGACATTCGCACGCAGGAAGGCGCATCGCAGCTGCTCGCGTTGGCGACCGGGCGCGAAGATCCGGCGATCGAGCAGCGGCGACAGCAGCTCAACAAGCTGGACGAAATCCGCCGGGCGCTGGTGGCAGTTGGCATCCAACCCGTAGACATTCTTGGTGGCTAATGGCTGTCCTGACCTACCGCGAAGTCCTGCCCAGGACGTTTCAGCACCGATTCGGCGAGTCGCCGACAGCGGAGATCAAGTATCACGCCACTACGGACGGGCCGACGCCGACGCAGACGGTGCTGAACACGATCGGCATCTTCCACGGAGCGGCACACCCCGAGTATTCGTATCTCCTCTGCACTGAAGGCAGTCTCAACGAACTCGACCGCTTTCATGCCGAGGTGACGTACAGCTACGAGGTGCCGGCGCAGGGTACGGAGGACAGCGACCCGAATCCGCTGGCCCGTGCCGACGTGTGGAGTTTCTCAACCGGCGGCGCGGCTATCCCGGCTCTCGCTTACTACGAGGGCAGCGGCAACGGGAACATTCGGCCGTTGGTGAACTCCGCATTTGACTTCATCGAAACAGCGATGACCGAAGAGGCAGAACTGCGGGCGACGATCAGCGGCAACCGGGCGATCTTTCCGGTTGGCTTGGCGGTCCAGGTCACGAACGCCGTGAACTCCGATGCGTTCCTCGGGGCTGCCGCGTTCCAGTGGAAGTGTCAGGGGATCAGCGGTCAGCAGCAGGTCGAGATCGTCAACGGTGCCGAGATCAAATACTACAGCGTGAGCGTCGAACTCGCGTACCGTCAAAGCGGCTGGCGGCTCATGCTGCCCGACGTGGGCTGGAACTACATTGAGGCAGGCAAGAAAGAGCGGGCGTTTGTTCTCGACCCCGAGGACAAGACAACGAAAATCCCGTCTGCCAACGTGGTCGCTCTCAATAGTAATGGCAGCATCAAATCGCCGGGCGTGGCCCCCGACATTCTCTATCGCCGCGTCCACAAAGAGGTGGCGTTCCAGCCCCTCTTCGGCACGCCGCCGTTCTAAAAGCAGCCCCACAAACACGGTAGGTTGAATCCATGGCTGAGTTCATAGCACTGCCGGGCACGCTCAATATCTCGCTCACGGTCGGCGATGAATTTGGGATGCTCGCTGATCTCGACATCGACGTGACTTCGTTCACCTGGACGGCGATTGTCTACGAGGTGAATACCACGATCTCTTTCGCAAACCCAAGCGGTGTGAACACGCAGGGCACGACCAGGGCGACGTTCACTGTGACCGAGGTGAACGCTGCCGCTGGTCAGCTAAACCTCTCGCTGACTGAGTTGCAAACGGCAGCGTTCGTGCCCACGACGAAATACCGCTGGTACTTGCGTGGCGTCTCCCCTGCCCTCGTGACGCGGACGTATCTCTCTGGCACCCTGACGGCGTTTGCCCCATGAGCATCAACGTAGTTGTCTCTAGCACCGCTGCGGGCGTGAGCGTGTCTGGTGGCACAGCCGTTGCGATCACGGTCGGTGGCGGCATCGGACCGGCGGGGTTCCTCGTGGCTCCCGGCACGGCGACGAACGCTTTCGGCACGTTCCAGTTGACCGCTGGCGACGGGATCACGATCTCAACCAGTGCGGCACAGTTTCAGATTGCGTCCTATGGCACCGCCTCCGTGGCAGGCTTCGCCCCGGTTCAATCGGTGGCGGGCCGCACGGGCAACGTAGTGCTCCAAGCGGCAGACGTGACCGCTGGCACGTTTGCGATTGCTCGCATCCCGACGATTTCATACACGGCGTTGTCGAATGTCCCGGCGACGTTCAGCCCCTCGGCTCACACTCACTCCACGGCGGACGTTGTTTCGTTCACCGCGTCTGCGGCGGCGGCTGCCCCGGTGCAGAGCGTGGCAGGTCGCACAGGAGCCATCTCGCTGGCAGCCGCTGACGTGAGCGGGCTGGCGTCCGTGGCGACCAGTGGCTCATACACGAGCCTGTCGAACGTGCCTACGTCTTTCGCACCGTCTGCCCACACGCATAGCACTGCCGACATCACTGGCATCACGGCATCGTTCGCGGCGGCGAGCCACACGCACGACGCGGCGGCGATCGACAGCGGCGTGCTGGACATCGCTCGGATTCCCACGATCGGCTACACGGCTCTTAGCGGAGTGCCGAGTACGTTCGCCCCCGAGCCTCACACGCACTCCACGAGCGACGTGGTGGGGCTCACGGCGACGTTCTCGCAGGTTGGGCATACGCACGACTATGCGGCCACCAGCCATACGCACGACGCCGCTAACGTGACGAGCGGGACGTTTGATGTGGCCCGTATTCCCGCGATCTCATACACCGCGTTGTCGAATGTGCCGCTGACGTTCCAGCCGGTGACGCATACCCACGATTACGCAGCGTCGATCCACACCCACTCCACGAGCGACATTACCGGCTACTCGTCTCTGCCGGCTCAGGCGGGGGCGAATGGCCCGCTTGTGAGTAACGGCACGGCGGCGACCTGGGCAACGCGGTACAGCGTCGTCGATCCGGTGCTGATTCAAGGCGCGGGCATGACGTTCACCCGCGATACGTCGGCGGGCTCGATCACGGTAGCGTTTGCCGGCGGCACCTCGGGGATCGTGGTGAGCAGTGCCACGCCGCAAGCTCTTGGCGTTGCAGCGGCTGGCTCCAGCGGTGACGCCTCGCGGGCGGATCACGTTCACGCGATGCCATCGGCGGCAGATGTTGGGGCGGCTGCATCCTCCCATACCCACGCGGCGGGCGACATCACGAGCGGGACACTCGACATCGCCCGCATCCCGACGATCGGCTACACCGCCCTGAGCGGCGTTCCGCTCACGTTCGCGCCGGAAGCCCACACCCACACGACCACCGACATCACTGGCTACACGCTCACGAGCGTCAACGGGCTATCCGGCTCGGTCACGATTGCCGCAGGTGATAACGTGACGGTCTCGACGGCATCGAGCACGATCACGATCGCTGCTGGCGGTGGTGGCAGTGGAGACGGCGGCGGTATCGGAATGTCCTACCTGTTCAGTTGAGGTTTTCATGGCTGCCCCGAATATCAAGGCTCCTACGTCGATCACGCTTAGGCAGTTCTCCTCGACGGTCGGAACTGCCGCGATCACGCTCGTGACCTGCGCCGCCGATCGTGCGGTGAAAGTCTCGACGCTGTTTGCCGCGAACGTGCAGGGTTCAAATGCGGGCGACATCACGATTCGCGTCTCCGATGGCACGGCGACTCACGCCGTTTGCTCCACGGTCAGCGTTCCCGCCGACGCCTCGTTGATCGTGGTCGACCGCAACTCGCCGGTCTATCTTGAAGAAGGCGACCGCATCGAGGCGATCGCGTCCGCGACCGGCACGATTCAGATCGTGGGATCGTTTGAAGAAATCGCCTAACGCGAGGGAGCGATGGCGAAGAAACCAGACGGCGCATCGGCTGGCACCCAGCGGGTGACGTTCACGAAAGGCGCAGCCGAGCGGATCGGCAAGGTCGTGCGCGAGGTCGAGGCGGGCAACCGCGACCTGGGGCCGCTGACGTTTGGTCCGCGAGTAGGCGGTACGAGTGGCACGCCGATTCGGCTTGCGTACTACACGGCTACGTCACATTGGCTCATTGCATTGCCGGGAGCGGCAACCTCGCAAAGCAACACAAAGCAGATTCAGTTTGCTTTTCCAACTGGGCAAACAGCCGCAACTGCGTTGTGTGTCAATAACATGGCGTTTTTGCCGCTACTGACAACAAACGCGACTGCGGCCACTCGAACGATTCTAGTATTCAAGGAAGCTGGCGAGTGGCGTCTGATGGGGGCGAAGTCGTGAACGATGAACTGGCCGCAATGTTGGACGATCCGGCGTACTGGTCGCAAAACCTTCTTCCTCCACTGGGACCTTTTTTTCAGCATCACAGCAGTTCGCTGTTCCCGCGTGTTTTTTCTTCTGCTAACTCTCAAACGTATTTCTATCAAGTTCGGACGCACGTTTTTTCGACAGACGAATGGGCACCAGAAAACGCAGGGCTGCTGGAAGGCACTGGAGTTCCATCTGGTTGGTACTGGCCGACGACGTGGCAGCTTGAGATTTCTGACTTCATTGCCAGGCGCACATTCTTGACGGCCTGCGATTCAGAGGGGCGCTTTTACGCTTGGGGAGAAGATCCAGATCGTTCTAGTCAAAACGCCATGGGCCACGGCCCTGACGTTCCATCATGGGACATTACACTTGGCAGCCGTACAAGGCGGTACGGACCAACTAGAGTGTTTGGTGAAAATGCCGAATTGGATGAAGTGCGTTTTGTCAAGTGCGGGATAGGCTCAGAAGTTGGAGGCAAGTCAACGACGAGCGCATTGACAGAATCAGGCGTTCTCTACATGTCAGGGTCGAACGCAAGCGGCTCGCTTGGCGACCCGTCGTCCGGGCCTCGGTACTATCACAAGCCTCTACTTGGATACACATGGAAGACGTACAGTCACGGCGCAAATGGCATTATCGCTATTGACTACTTAGGAAACGCATACACTTGGGGACCGTCAATCTTTGCGGGCGACAAGCCGTTCGGAAGCAGGTTTTTTGATGTCCCGACTCTTGTGCCAAGGGGATTCATTGAAGAACTGACAATTGAGCATCCTGGGTCTGGGTCGTGGGTATTTCTCGGAGTGGACCCGCCGCAGGATGCCTCGGGACGACAAGCCACGGTTCAGTTTTCTACGAACAGTGCTGGTCAGGTCACCGACGCCTGGGTATTAGAACCCGGCAGCGGCTATTTGTCTCCTCCGGCACTCAGGTTTCGTGTTTTAGGAAATGGAGTAGTGCCTATTGTTTCGGCTAGGTTGTTTTCGTCATCTTGGCGAACATGCTTTAGCGACCTCATTAGCTCTCGCGGTGCTCTAATATCAGAAGATGGGTACATGTATACATTCGGCGTCCTGACCGTCGAGCCTTACGAAACGCCTGTGACGAGTCCTGCTAGGTCAACAATATCGCCTCGCAAACATCTGTCAACGAGGATTCGTAAGGTGTGCATGGTTGGTGATGTGGTGTTCGCGCTTGGGGAAGATAACGATGTTTATGCGTCTATGGACCCATTTGTTTTTCCCGGTATGCAGCAAGGGAAGTTAAGAAAGCTATTTTCTGGAGACTTTGTTGATATTGTTGCAAATGGTAGCGCGGTTATGGTTCTTAATGAAGACGGCAGGATTTTTGGTGCAGGACAGAATGTGACTGGTGAGCTTGGGGTAGGCGACCGAAACCCGAGAACTACTCTCACGCAAGCTTCTGGGGGCATTCGCGCTAAGCGGTTGTTTAACGGCAGATTTGCTAGCTTCGTCGCGCTCCGCGACCAAGCCTATGACGCTGCTGGCAATCCGGTCTATCTAGAGTGACGCCGATGGACATCGACCCGATTGAAGACGATGACCTGATCGGCATCCTGACCGATGACGGCTGGATTCACGGTTGACACGCCTGCGATGGTGCAGCCATGGGCGAGACGCACCACTTCTCGATCGACGGCAAAGTGTGGGTAGTTCGCATCACCCGGCTCCGTGGCTCGGCGAACGGATGGACGATCTACGCCGACGAATCCAAGATTTTGATCGACGAGGGGGCGTGGCGAAAACGCAATCGGGCGAGCCTTGAGTTGCTCGTCCACGAAATCTACCACGCTCTCAATCCGGCGTATGACGAGCGTGTGGTCACGCAGCACGCGAAGGATCTCGCCAGGATCTTGTGGAAGTTGGGAGTGCGGTTCAAGGAGGAGTGATGGTGAAGCCCAGCCTGCTTGATGAAGTGATGGCGACCGTCGAGGCTCATCGCGTCGGCAACCTCACATGGTTTGAGAAGCTGCCGCCCGACGCTCAGGCGACACTCGACGCGGTGCGGAAGACCTACGACCCGAAGACGCACAAGAAACACATCTTCGCACGGGCATTGATTGCGGCAGCCGAGAAACGTGGCATCCCGATAGCACGCGAAAAGCAGGTGATCGCATGGCTCGAAAGCAAACCCTAGCCGATGACGTAGCGGAACAACTGGCGTCGGTCGAGCAACTGCAAGCCGATGCCGAACTCGCTCGTCTGCGGTCAGAGGTGGCATCGCTCAAAGGACGCTACAAGGCGGCACTCGCACAGATCGACCGCGAGCGGGAGCGGGCCGATGCCATGAGTTCGCTGCGTGGCATCAAGTCATCGCCATTGACCAAGGCTGTCAAAGGGAAGAAACGAGCGAGGCATTCCGCGACGGCGGTGCTAATGCTTTCGGATGTTCACTGCGAAGAGCGGGTTCTCCCGGAGACCGTCAACGGCGAAAACGATTACTCGCTTGATGTATGTCAACTGCGGCTCGCGGAGTTGGAGGAGCGATTCCTCGACTGTCTCCAGCATGAGCGGAACCAAGCCGACATCGACCGGGTGCTGATCTGGTTGGGAGGAGACTTCATCACAGGGCACATTCACCCGGACTGTGCCGAGGTGGCTCAGTTGTCACCGATGAACGCCACGCGATGGATTGCCGAACGGCTGCGGGCACTCGTCAACACTATCGCCGCAAACGTCGGCAGCGTGATCGTCTGCACCAACGCAGGAAACCACGGACGCAGCACCGAAAAGAATCGGATCGCTACCGAACTCGATCACTCGTGGGAGCAGATGATGTACTTCACGCTGGCCCGCGAGGAGACAAACGCGAACGTCCGCTGGCAGATTGCCGAGGGGCACCTGGGCTACGTCGACCTCGACGGGTTTCTGATTCGCCACTGCCACGGTCACGCCATTCGTTACGCCGGGGGCGTCTACGGTCTCGCCTTGCCCGCGAGCAAAAAGATTGCGACGTGGGATGCCGGTCGCAAAGCAGACCTAACGATCTTTGGTCATTACCACTCGTGGGGCTGGCTTCGCGGTGCCCGATACATCGCAAACGGATCGGTAATTGGACACAGCCCATACGCTGACCGCATCGCTTCACCTGAGCGTCCATGCCAAGGGATGGCAATCATCGATAGCGGCAGGCAAGAGGTGACGCGAGCGTACCCATTGTTCTGCGACCGCGATCTGAAGAAAGGGAAATGATGACCGGATACACGCTTGAAGAAACCAACTCCGCACTTCGCCACGCCGTCGAGACTCGCCTCGCGGCTGGGATCGTGGACGACGGCGAGGATTGCGTCACGACCGAGGATCTCCGCGAGGTGAGGCTGCGTGGGGATTCGCTCATTGGAGACCGTCGCCACCCGAGCAGCCGGGCGTTCGTCGACCTGCTCGACGAGATGCGTCGTTTACACGAAAGCAAAAGTAAAGATTATGGGTCGGAGGATGATCCGCTCGCCAACATCCGCCAGGGCGCAGAGTTCGTAAACATCGAACACTGGCGCGGCTGCATGGTGCGGATCGCTGACAAGGTGCAACGGCTGCGGACGTTCTGCCGTACCGGCCGGCTCGTGCATGAGGGAGTCCGCGATACGTTGCTCGATCTCTCGGCGTATAGCCTGCTGGCGATCGTGCTTTTCGATGAGGCCCAGCGTGACTCGTGAGCCGCTGACACCCGAGTACATCGCCGACTGCCGCAAGCGGGCGTACAAGTACGGCACAGGAACTTGGACGGGCATGGCCGGCGGGCTTAGTGCAGACGTGATCCGGCTGTGCTACGAAATCGACAGGCTCAAGTGCGAACTCGCACGACGCCAAGAGCGTGAACCCTACTGGCTTAGACCACACGACTGATCCGGCGGCGGGTGCGGCGGCGAGGGACTTACCCTTTCACCCTCGCCGCCCCCGCTAGCCGGTCAGCGTGGCTTCGTCGGCAGCTTCGGGAGGAACTCTAGCCCGCTCCGCTCCTTCACGATCGAAGGATCGAGATAGTGAGCCCTGGTTGTCCTCGCGTTCTCGTGAGCAAGGAATTGCTGTGCTGCCGATTCGCCGCCTGCGGCTGCGACGTATGAGCCAGCGGCTTTTCTGATCGCGTGGAAGCCCCTTGGGGTCACGTCAGCCTCGTGGCAAATCATCCGCAGGGCTTGAAAGATCGAGTTCTTCCGGCGGTAGTCGGTCCACGGCCACACAAGTTCGCCGGGATCGCGGCGGTGCGGCTCCAGTTGGGCAGATAACTCTTCCGAGATCGGCCTAGTGATTGACTTCACGCCGCCCTTGTACTCCTCGGGGCGGAAGTAGATTTGCTGTCCTGTCAGGTCTTCCCATCGGACGCCTAGCAGGGAGCCGATTCGAGCTCCGGTCTCCCACGCAGCGAGGATCAGGCTTGTCCAAAAGACGCTGCCCGGCACAGGCCCGACCGGCTGGAAGCGGTTTTGCGCCGCCTCCAGCATCGCGGCGATGTCTTCGACCGTGTAGCCCTTGGGTGCCTTGTGCGGGACTTTGACCAGCCCCCGTGGCAATGACGGGAACTCCAGCAAATCCCCGCCAGATCGCTTCATACGCTTCCTGGCGGCATGGTTCCAGATCGAGGTCAGGTGGGCGAGGTCTTTCCGCACGGTGGCAGGGGCGACCATCCGCCCACGATGGGGCGTCGTGGCCCTCCAACGGGCAAATCTTGCCACGACCATGTCATCGAGGTCGTCTAGGGTTGGCTCCCTGCCGAGGAAATCCTGTAGTCTGTTCAGTGTGTCGCCGATCAACTGAACTGTGCGGGCTTTCAACCCGTGCAAAACTTCGTACCCAGCCAGCAATTCTCGCAAAGTCATCGTGATCCTCCTGTTCCTACTGCTCAGGTTAGCATAGTGTACAAGCGATCAAGAGCCCCGTGCCCTCCGCTCTTAGTCGCAACCGGTAAAGGTATGCCGGTTGCGGCTGGATAGGCAAGGTTGGGATGGCGGCGGTTTGACTGCCGTTCCCCAATCGGTACTATTGGGGCATGATCGCGCTGATGAAAGATGATACCGGGCGGAAAATGCTGTCCTGCCACGACGCGGCGGCAAAGTACGGCTGTTCGATGCGGTGGATACGCCGGCTGGCGCAGGAGGGGAAGGTCTACAGCGAGGTCGTGGGCGGCTCCTACATGGTCTCTGAGGCGGATCTGGCGAAGCTCAAGGCCAAGGTCGCCAAGGGCAAAGGCCGCCACAAGCCCAAGGCCCAAGAGTTTCGCCCAGGCTGAGGCATCCAGTTTCCCCCGGAAAAAGGCGGAAAAGATTTTTTTCTGAACTCCCCTTGCCAATGGTTCCGATATCGGTATCATTAGGGCAGACGCGGACGAGTGAGCCGCGAGACGCTAACGAGGAGACGAAACGATGAACGCCGCAATACTCAAGGGAATTCGGATGATGGCTGACGAGATGGTCGCTGGTGGCTGCAGCATCAAAGCTGGCGATGAGATTTGCACCAAGAACGGCGGCGGACACTACGTCGTTCGGAAGGTTGAATGGGCTCAGGTCATCGGCGAGTACGTGCTCACTGTTAGCCCTGACTTTCGCTCGATTGGTCGCGGCATCGACAAAGCGACCATCCGACTGCCAGTGAGCTGCTTCGCCGCTTGACTACACGACCCGCCCGGCGGCCACAGGGCCGCCGGGCATCACGCCAAGAAGGGCACGACGATGAATCTTCGATGGAACGAACTCATGAGAGCGATGGTGCTGGTCAGGCTTGGACAGGAACTCGGCACCGACTCGCGGTTGGCACGGTTGGTTCACGATTGGATCACGCTTTTGCTGACGCTCGGAGGCATTCTTGGTTGACAATGGTTCCGATTTCGGTACAACTTGCACGCACAACTGATTCCGAAAACGGAACCTTTCCGCAAAACTTTTTTCTGGCCCGTTGACAGTCCCCTACACGGATGTACATTGCCCCACCTGCGAGCATTGAACACCCGTTCACTACACGAAAGGAATCGCCATGCAAACGACTCTCTGGCAACCCGGTGACGCCGAGGCTTCCGCCGCGATCGCGGCTCTCACGGACACGAACCCCGGTCGCGGCGTGCTGCTCGACGGCAAGCTGCACACCGTCTGGAGCGTCAACGACATCGTTCTGTTCCGCACGCCGGACGGCGAGACCCGCAAGGGCATCATCGTTGAGGTGCTGATCGACGCTGGCGACGACAGCGAATACCACATCGCCGCGCACGTGGCGGGCCACGGTCGTCAGCACTACGCGGTGAGGAATCGGGACGTGCAGGTTTTTTGAATTTTTCTCGGGGGAAACGGCATGGGGATTGCCCCCCCCAGATAGCCTCTGCCCCCCAAAGGAACACTGAACGCAGAAACAGGAGCGGCGGTGGAACCGCTGCAAGCCAAGGAAGGGTTGCCCGGTGAGGCAGGACGCGGAGCCGGGTTTTCATCAACAACGAAAGGGACGAAAGGATGAGCACGGAACTTACGACGGTTGAGACAACGGCACTCGCATCACATCGAGCCGCTACGAACGCGGCAGGCTTGTGCCGCGACTTGGTGGTGAAGACCGCCATGAAGATTCAGGGGCGGCGGTATGTGCAGGTAGAGGGCTGGCAGGCGATTGCCAACGCCTTCGGCTGCGTTGCGTCGGCCCGCGACGTGGAGCGTGTCGAGGGCGGCTATCGCGCCACCGGGCAGGTGATCCGCGTGGCTGACGGCAAGGTGCTTGCCGAGGCGGAAGGATTCGTTGGCGATGACGAGAGCACATGGGCCAAGCGTCCGGTGTTTGCTCGCCGTGCGATGGCTCAGACGCGAGCCATGAGCCGGGCTTGCCGATCGGCTTTTGCCTTTGTTGTGACTCTCATGGACGCCGGTCTGGAGACAACGCCAGCAGAGGAGATGACGCACGTCGTCGATGCTCCTCACGAGCCTGTTCGTCAGCCTGCAAGGGCGCAGGCCGCGACTGACGCCGACGTGCAAAAAGCGAAGAAGGCCATCAACTCGACCCGCGACCTCGGCAAGCTCGGCGACTTTCTTGCCACGGTCAACGAGCGGTACGACGCCGGCTTCTACAGCACTGAGCAGTGCGAGGAGCTTCGCAACCTGATCGACGTGGCGATCGACGTGCTCAATGAACGCGAGGTGCCCGCATGAGCGACGAAGCGGAGACCCGGCACGAATTCAAATTCACTCGACGGCGAGTCACGCCGACGCCGTGGGACATCGAGCACGCCGCGTATCAGCGTGAGGTGCAAAAGAACATCGACCTGTGGGAAGCCGCCCAGGCGAAACGCGAGATGGAGGAGTACCTGCGAGACCAAGAGCAATTCGGCAACCAGCCGCGAGTTCCAACGGTTGCCGGATACGACGCAGCGGCGAGACGGCTCGGCTGCGAGGACGCATATGAAGACAACCTGAGATCTCGCTACGGGGAGGACTTTTAGCCCGGCGTGCGATCGCCGCAGTGGCCGCTCATGCCAGCCACATTCGCCCCTATCGCCGGCCCAGTGGGGAACAACGCCGGCAGCTCAGCAAGGCCAATCTCCTGTAGCCGAGGCTGAGCCGGACGCGGCACGACACGCCGCCAATACAAGGACGAAAGGAGGCTCACGATGAGCAACGATTTTTACGCCCCGCCCTGCGACATCGGCCCGCTGTTCACTCAGCGAGCCCCCAGCGTCAACGGCTCCATCACATCGGCGGCGGCTGCCGACTCGCTGTCGCCGCAGACGCTTAACGCCATGCAGCGGCGCGTGCTTGAGCTTTTGTTAGAGACGCCCGAAGGGCTCACCGACGAGGAGATGCAGCGCCGGCTGGAGATGAACCCCTCGACGCAGCGGCCCAGGCGGATCGAGCTTGCCAGGCTGGGCATGGTGGTTGAGGCCGGGACGCGAAAGACGGCGTCAGGGCGGAACGCGAGCGTGTGGAGGGTGGCGTGATGACTACTTGGCTTCGCTGCAGAACGGCTTCCGATATTGAACTTCCTCAGCCAGAAGAACTTAATGCTGCAGAATCAAACTATCGACGCGGCTATTGGGATGGCGTTCTTTCTGCGTGCAACCACATATCTGACGGGGCCACACAGCACGACGTTCGGCTCTGGTTGTTTCGGGAACTAAAGGATTGGACGCAGCGAGGCTTTGTTGCTGTTGTTTGCAAAGGAGAGTATCCGCCTGATTGCCCGAAAAAGCGATCGTTTGACGAGGCGACTCTATGCACTGTCAGTAAACCAGCAAGTTATTACGCAAACTACTCGTTTGTGTACGCGATCGCAGACGGTCATGGACATGTAAAAATTGGCGTTGCTGATAACGTCACAAAAAGACTCAAGCAGCTACAAACAGGCAACCCGCACCGTCTTTACTTGGTTGCGTACTTGCCACTGCCATCACGGCATGACGCAGATCGCGTTGAGCAGACTGCACACGCAGATACAGAGATAGAACGGCTGTGTGGCGAGTGGTTCCGAATGAGCGACTGGTGCGCTTGCCAGGTGCTAGTGGACGCCGCCGATGCTTGCGGATTTGAGTGCGAACCAATTGAAGTCGAAATGAGAGTTTACTGAGGTAAAGATGGCCCGCAAAGCAGACAGCCTCCACGTTCTTCCGCTTTTTTGTGATGACCTTATTGCGTCGTGTGTTGACATGACGCCAGCCTGCTTTGGCGCCTACATGAGGCTTCTGTGCTACGCATGGACAAGGGGCGGTATACCTGATGACGAAGGCGCTTGCTCACGCATTACAGGCGGCATGAATGCCGGAGACTGGCACGCTATCCGCTCGCGACTGACTGAGCTTAAAGATGGCAGGCTGACGCACCAAAGGCTTGAGCTTGAGCGTGTCGCTGTAGCTGAGATTAGGGAAAAGCGATCAGAAGCAGGCCGGATGGGCGGTCGCCCAAAAGCAAACGGAAAGCAAAACGAAAGCAAAACGAAAGCAAGCGACAAGCAAAGCGAAAGCAAAACGAAAGCCCCTAATCCTTCCCCTAGCCTTCCCTCTTCCGGAAATACACACACACCGCCAGATGGCGGCAATGAGTTCCGGAAACCCGGATGGGCGGCTGATGCTTGGGCCGAGTTTGTCGCCAAGTGGAACGCAACGGATAGGGCCGCAAAGTGGGAGCCGCTGACGGCCCCCGCCGGCTGGGTCGATCACGCGGCGAATCCTGGCTGGCTTGAGCGGGCACAGCAGGCGCTGGCTCGGTTGCCGGCCTGCAAGTTCTTTGAGAACCCGCTGGCGGTCACGAAGTTCTTTGAGTTCGTGGATCGCATCCTAGCCGGCGAGTTTGACAACCAGCCTCGCAGGCATGGCAGGACAAGCACCTCGCCGGACGACGCGGAGCGAAAGGCCGCCCTTGAGCGAAAGGCTGCCGAGTTCGCCGGATACCGCCCTGCCCCGTATCGACGCCCCAAGGAACTCGCGGGGCTTGCACATGACAAGAAACTCACGGAGGAAGATCTATGACCGAGACCATCGAGCAGCCACCGTCTGAAGTCACCGACCGGCAGCGAGCCGTGTACGAATGGGTGGTCGACTACTGCGAATCGCACGGGTACAGCCCCAGTATCCGCGAACTCATGGCGGCGTTCGGCTTCAAGTCGCCCAACGGTGCGATGGCGCACCTGCACCCGCTGCGGAAGAAGGGCTACGTGACGTGGAACGATCGCCACTCGCGCACCATCCGCCCGATCGGAGGCGTGAAATGAACGAGGACAAGCCATACAACCTCCCCCCTGCTCTCACGGTCGCCGACCTGTGCGCCCAACAAGCGTGGGAGCATGACATCGACGACGAGAGCCGGCTACGCCTGGAGATGGCAGCCGACACGATTCGGGCGTTGCATCGCCGCCTGATGCAGATCTCGAAGACGCTAGAGACGACTGAGGCTCACGCGACCGAGATGGCGAAATACATCAGGTCCATGAGCGGACAGAAAGGCGGGGCGGCATGACTATCGAACAACTCACGCTTGTCGGCGTGGGAGTGCTGGTGAACGGACTTACCTTTGCCCTCGGGATTGCCGTGGGCATTTCTTTGACACGAAAGGATTCGACAAATGGGAACGAAGACAAAGCGGAGCGGTGGCATCGCGTTGAACGCAGCAGACCTCAAGGCGGCTCTCGCGATCGTGCGTGACGCGGTACAGGAGCGAAGACCGAAGCCTATCCTGCGAAACGTGTTGCTCTCGGGCGGGCAGATGACAGCGACCGACTTGGAGTTGCAGGTCACGACGGCGATCGGGTTCGACGGCCCGGCGTTGCTTCTGCCTCACGGCCGGACGGCGTCGATCCTCCACGAGTGCCAAGACGATGAGGTGACGATCGCTCCAGGCGATACGTCGTGCGTGATCTCCTGCGGGCGTGGCTCGTGGACGCTGCCAACGGAGGACGCTGCCGAGTTTCCGCAGATGTCGGCGGACGGTGCGACGAATCGGATCAAGCTGCCGGCGGACCAGTTTGCACGGGCGATCCGCTCGGTGGTCTATGCCTGCGATCAGAAGAGCAGCCGCTACGCTCTCGGTGGCGTGATGATCGAGGTGCGAGGCGAGACGGTATCCTTCGTGGCGACTGATTCGCGGCGGCTGACGCTGGCTCGGATCGATCACGACCTGGCGGTGGATGATTCGGAGACGCTGATCCCGCAACGAGTGGCGAAGCTTCTGGCCCGCATCGCGGAGCAGGCTGGCGGCGAGGAACTTGTCGAGATCGAGGCCAGTGGCAACACGGTAGTCTGCACCATCGGCACCACGGTCGTGACGGCGCGGCTCGTGGAGGGGCGATTTCCCCGGTGGCGTGACGTGTTCCCGAAGCGTGACGTGAAGGCAACTGTTGTTGATCGCGAGTTGCTCGCGGCGGCTACACGGGCTGCGGCGATCACGACCAGCGAGCAGAGCAAGGGCGTGGATTACTCGATCGTCGAGAACGGCATTCACCTACATTCGCAGAGCAGCGAGGCGGGCGAGAGCAGCGTGACGTGCGAGATCGTGGAGCCGGGCGAGACGGTGACGGTGAAACTTGATCCTCGGTTCGTGATCGACTTCCTTGCTGGACTGCCAAGCGATAGTGAGCCGAACGTCGAAGTCGAGGCTGTTACGCCTGGTGACGCCGTGCAACTCCGCAACGGCGACGTGTTCGGAATCATCATGCCGCTGGCGAACGACTGAGAATCGAGGCACGAGGGGGCTGGCGGCGATGGATGCCGCCGCCCCCGGCTGCTGCAACATGAGGGACATCATGGATCTGGAGCGACTGAAAGCGATGTGGGCGGAAGGGCTGCCGCCTGCGGTGATTGCCGACCGGCTGGGCGTGACGCCTGGAGCGTTGTGGAACGCCCGCAGAAAGCTGGGGCTGCCGCCGCGACCGCGTGTTGCGTGGAACGCCGGACAGGAAAGGAAGATCGACGTTCCGCTTCTGTTTCGCCTTTGGCATATGGGCTCACGATCAATGCCGGTTGACGAAATCGCGAATCAGCTTGGCGTCAAGAAAACCACTGTCTACAAGGCGGCCCAGCGTCACAAGTTGCCACTGCGAGAGCGGATCGTGGAGTCAAAAGAGTATCTGCCAACACCTGAAGAGATCGCGGAGAAGACTCGCGAGATTCGCGAGCGGCATCTTCGGGCGTTGCGTGAAGAGAGCGAAGAAACAACACGAAAACGAGTCTGGAACGGGGAGTTGAGATGTCACCCATCCTCATCGCAATCACGGGCGTGATCTACCTCTACGTCGCGTGCGACTTGGCGTACCACGGGAAGTACGCACTGGCGACGGCATACCTCGGTTACTCGTTTAGCAATATCGGGTTGTGGTACGCCGCGAAAACTTGACACTGCCGCCATCCTTGCCGGAATGAAAGCGATCACGTTCAGCGTTCCCGGCGATCCCGTGCCGCAGCCGCGCCCACGCATCACCGTTCGTGGCAACCACGGACACGCATACGTCGAAGAAGACCACCCCATCCACGCCTACCGCAAAGCTGTTCAGCTGGCGGCTGTGGACGCAGGGCTGCGACCTTACAGCGGCCCGGTTTCGGTTGTCATCGACGCCGTGTTTCCAAGGCCCAAAAGCCACCTGACAAGCACTGGAAAATTGCGCAGTGGCGCTCCTGAGATGCCATTTCCTGACGTAGACAACATTGCAAAGGCAGTGCTCGATGCGATCGGGCCTGTGATCGGAAACGACAAACAGGTAAAGCGGCTTCTCATTGACAAGTCATACGGCACGGAGCCACGGACCACGGTGCGAATCACAACATGAACGTGCCAGACCAGTTGATTTACCCGCTGGGTCCGTTTGTGGAAGACTTCGCTTTTCGCGTGCGTGAAGGGCAGGGAAACCTCGGGTTTTCCAAAGTGGCATTCGTCGGTCTGGCTCGCAACTGTGCCGACGGTCTCTGCGCCAACTTGCAGCGGCTCCTCGTCTTGGCCGAAACGTGTGCTGAGTGGTGCATGCACATTGAGACGAACGACAACGCTGATCAGACAGATCAGGTGCTTGCCGACTTTTGCCGCAGCAATCGGCGGGCAACGTTCACAAGCCAGCGGCTTGATCGCAAGCAGTACAGCACCGAGTTCGCTGGTCGCCGCACGCAGGCGATGGCCGAATACCGAGACGCCTGCCAACGGTGGGTGAGAGACAATGCCGCCGACTCTGACTACGTCGTGGTGATCGACTTTGACCAGTGGGGCGGATGGTCGCACGTCGGCGTGCTAAGCGGCATTGGCTGGCTGATCGAACTTCCGGGCGCTTACGGCATGGCGAGTGTGTCGTTAATGCAGCACCCTGCCTACGAGACCAACGCCGAAGGCAATACCCGAAAGACATACGCATGGTTGCATTACGACGCCTGGGCCTTGCGGCTCAATTCGTACTGGGACGACTACACCGCTGGCATGGGCGGCTGGAAGCATCACTGGTTGCCGCCGGTTGGCTCGCCGCCCGTTCTAGTTAAGTCCGCGATGGGGGGGCTGGCGATCTACAGAACGGAATCGTTTCTGGCTGGCACGTATGACGGTTCAGATTGCGAGCACGTACCGTTTCACGAAAGCATCGCAAAGGCGACTGGGCAGCACTTGTACTTGAACCCGTCGCAGCGGTGCGTCATGTCGTGGGTGAACAATGGCGGGGAACACCAGCAGGATTGACTTTGCCACGCTTAAGCTGCAATGGGACTCCCATTCGGCGATGGCGGCAATCTGCACGCATTGGTCAATCACAAAAGACCAGCTGATTAGGCTGAAGGATGTGGTGCCACTCTCGCCACGACACGACCGGCGGCTGCGTTTCAAGCCAAAACGCAGCGAGTACCGAGACCCGACCCCGCAAGAAATCATTCAGCGATCAGCAGAAGTTCGCCTGCGTTGGGACAGTCGCACTGAGCATGAGCGGCGCGTCGTAAAGTCACAGCCTTTCCAGTTGCGCGTCTACGACTCTCCGGCCGAACTGCAAGAGGGTGAGGATTTTGCGGCAGAGTGGTAGTTGGAGGTGCCGCATGAGTTTTGAAATGACCGCCAGCGAGGCGCAGCAGTACGGCGATTCGCTTTCCATCTGGCAGAAAATCGCCCTGCTGAACTCCTATGCTCCGCTGATTGGCTATGGCCAGCGGTTTGCTCAGGAGCAAGACCCGTTCAAGCGTGGGCTGATCGTTGCCGACGCCTGTGAATGGCTTGCCAGCAAGACGAACTCAAGTGCGGATGACCAATTCGTCAAGCATCTGGCGGCCGTACTTCGGACGCAGGAAGGTGAGTCACTGGTTCGCTGGTGCCTGTTGCAAGTGGAGGCGCTCAAGCGATGACCGATGCTCTTCGACTTGTTGCCGGGCTGGCGGCTGTGGCTCTCATTGCTGCGCCAGCAATCATGGCTGGATACCGCAAAGGCTACGCCTGGCTCAGATCGAGCCGACCAGAGGCCGCCCCCGCAGCCACCGGAGTCGGCATCGCAGAAATGCGTACCGTGCTCGAACTCGCCAACAAGCTCAAGGCTGCTGGCTTCGTTGAAGGCGTGGCGCTGTGCCAGCAGTTGCTCGACGTGATGTTGGGAAACCAACCCAAGGCCAAGAAATGACCTACGCACGGATCATTGCAGCTGTCGTGCTTGCGCTCGTCGCATTCGGTGGCGTGCCAAAGCTTCCGACGCTGCCAACGCTGGACCGTGTTACGCCGAGTGACGAAATGCAACGCCTTATTACGCCGATCGCCGACGCTCTCAAGAATGCCCCGATGGGCGATCGCATGTTGTGGCAGCAGTTGTGGGAAAAGGCTGCCGTGGTGGTGGCCGGTGACGCTGTCGCCACCGAAGTGGTCTTTACAGACACCCGGAGCCTGCGGGCGTTCACGATTCTTGCTCTCGACATCGGCTGGCGGCGAATTGGAGAGAACAAACCGGGCGGCTATCAAGGGCTTCGCGACGGCGTCGAGAAAGCCATGGAAAGCGTGCTGAGCCTGGAGGTGAAGCCGGTCGACGAGGACATGCGTAAAGCCTACGTCGAGGTGTGCCGTGCGATTGCATGGGCTGGCATCGGAAAGGGGTAGCCGATGGAGCCGCACGCCTTTGGCTACGATCCAGACCCGGCAGGTGCAGAGGCTTTCGTCTCGTCTCTGCCGCACCCAACGATCGCCAGCGCCGGGCCTGATCTCAAGACCGACGAGAAAACCGATGTGTTTCTCTACGAGTCACTGCTGCGGTGCATGCCGTCATGGAATCGCGGCAGCCAAGGCTCCGTAGGCTCATGTGTCGGCTGGGGCTCGGCTCTTGGGATCGACCTGCTGGCGGCCTGTGACATCCACTGGCGGAAAGAGCCTGAGCAGTGGGGCGGACGCACGATCGAGGCCAGTATCTACGGATTCAGCCGGGTCGAGGCTCGCGGGCAGCGTGTGAACACGGGCGGCGATGGCTCGACAGGATTTCACGCTGCAAAGAGCGTGCGTGACTTTGGCTGCCTGCACTACGGCCAGGACTACGGCGGGCAGCGTTTCGACTCGCACTCATCTAGTCGTGAGCGCGAGTGGGGCCGCAGCGGTGTGCCAGACTCGCTTGAGCAGTTTGCCAAGCAGCGGCTATGCACTGAGACCACATTGGTCACGTCGTTTATGGAATGTGCCCGCGCGTTGTCGAACGGTTTCCCCATTGTGCTGTGCTCGGGGCAAGGATTTTCAATGTCTAGGGACTCAGAGGGCTTCGCAAAGCCTGGTGGGGTGTGGTGGCATTGCATGACCGGGGCGGCTCTTCGATGGGGCAAGCGTCCTGGCATCCTAATCTGCAACAGCTGGGGCCGCAGCAACACGGTTGGCAAGCACTACCCAGAGGACATTCCTGAGGAAGTTAGCGTGTGCAGCTTTTGGGCTGATGCCGACGTGATCGACAAGATGTGTAGCGGGCGTGACTCATACGCTTACGCAGGCTTCGCGGGATTCAAGGCATCCAAGATGCCAGATTGGACAGGAGGCACGCTGTGAGAATCGCATGCCTGCTGATCGTGCTTTTTGCTGGCTGCCAGCAATCGGATGGCTACAGCGGCATCTATGCCGATCTGGCCTGCGAGGCTGGCTATAACGTGCTCAAGATCCGCAGCCAGATCGCACCGACGCCAACGCCACCAGCGTCAGACAAATGCGAAACGTGCAGCGGATCAGGAAAGCTGCCGACTGATGGCCGCATCGTCATCACCTGCCCTGAGTGCAAGGGAACAGGAAAGAAACTAAAGAGCGTTTTGGTGCGGCCTGACTGCCCAGATGGGAGGTGCCTTCCTCGATGACGCTGCACGAGTTGCAATCCCTGATCTGGAAAGACCTGCCGGTGCGGAAACGCATAGCGGGCCGCGACACGATCAACGACCTCGTGCAACTCGCCGTCGAATCCTGGCCCGTTGAATACATGAACGCAGCCACCAGCGACAACGAGCGGCAGATTGTCTCCAAGGAAGTAGAGCGATCAGTAAAGCGTCTGCATCACGCCTGCACCAACGTGGATGGTGTGTCCTATGGCATTGTGTGGAACCTGCTCCTACAAGCACTCGTCACGGGGATTGTGCAATGGCTTCTGAAATGGTGGCTGGAACGTCGGGCGAATCGCGTGGTCCTCATGGCAATGCAGTACGAGTTGACAAAATGACAGACCAAGTAAAAGACACTGCACTAAGCATCCTGCGTGATTACGGGTTCGTTACCCTGCTCGCCATTGCCCTGCTGTATGTAGGCAGGCAAGACATCATCCTGCCAATGGTCGATGCTCACAGAGAGTTCTTGCGTGATGTGGCAGACACGCAAAAGGAAATCTCTACAGCCATCAGCGAGCAGACGCGGTTGCTGTACGCACTCCAGCCGCGCACTGGCGAGCGTGTGTATACATCGAGTGTGGTAATACCAGAGGACAAGCCGAAGAACTGATGCCGCAACGCATCCCCACTCACAGACCGATCAGGCTCAGGTCATACACGAAGCGTGATGACACCAACCGGCCAAACGCTGCACAGCGTGGCTACTGCGACCGGCGACACAGGAAGTGGCGGCAGGCTGTTCTGACTCGGGACGCATGGGCCTGCGTGCAGTGCGGACGGATCGACCAGGCGAACCACGCTGACCACATCGTGCCCGTTGCAGCTGGTGGCGAGCGGTACGACGTAGCGAATGGGCAGACGCTGTGCCTAAGGTGCCACAGCAGGAAGACCAGCCGGGAGAACGCGGGCGACCGGGGGCGGGCTGAATCACAGGGGGCCGCGCCGAAGTAAAC